GATCTTACTTACAAATGATGCTGACGGTAAATTTACTTTACCAAGTATCAATGTAAATAGTAACGGTGCTACTGCAGGTGATACCGACTTCAATAACTTAAACAACATTGGTGCAACTTTTCACTTTGTAGTGGAAACAGCTGCAACTGATATGGACATCTTAACAGATGGTACTGACAAATTTGTTGGTGCAATTTTAGTTGCTGTAAATGATGGTGGAAAAAAAGCTTTTGTACCTGACAGTGCTAATAATGATGTTATTACTATGAATGGTTCTACAAAAGGTGGAATTGTTGGTAGCATAGTTTCGTTTACAGCGGTTGACACTAATAGATACTTAGTTCACAATTCTTTATTAATTGGATCAGGTACTATAGTAACACCATACGCGAATAGTTAATAAGTAATTAGTGTGGGGCTTCGGCCCCATACTTAAAATTTAAGGAGATAAAATATGGTAAGTGACCAAACAACCTTACACATGGATACTATTGGTTCTAATACTTTATCAAGAGCCGGCAGAGCTAGAATTACTTCTATTCAAGGAAAAGGAATAGCAAGTTCTGTTCTTAAGTTGCATGATTGTGCAACTACAGGCGAAGCAGATTCTGGTAATTTAGTGGCTACATATAAGTATAACACTGAAGGTTTAGAAGTATATATTCCTGGTTCAGGAATTCTTTTTCAAGATGGAATAGTATTTCATTTAACTGGATCAAGTGGAAGCGTTACTGTAACTATTACAGGAGCATAAAGTGGCTAATACTACTTCTGGAACAGCTAAGTTCGACAAGCATTTTGCTATTGATGAGATAGTAGAAGAATCTTTTGAACGTATTGGACTACAGAACGTAGCTGGTTATCAATTAAAATCAGCCAGAAGATCTCTTAATATATTATTTCAAGAATGGGGTAATAGAGGTATTCACTACTGGGAAATAGCTGACACTAATCTTGATCTAATTCAAGGTCAATCAGACTATGATTTTTTTAGAGTAAGTGGTGACGGCACAAGTGCAACTACAGCGCCAACAAACGGCATATACGGCATGTCCGATGTTCTTGAAGCACAATTAAGAACTAATAGAACGGCTACAAATCAATCTGATTCACCAATGACAAAAGTAGATAGATCTACTTATGCAGGGTTTGCTAATAAACTTTCTCAAGGAACACCTAATCAATATTGGGTAGAAAGATTTATTGATAAAGTAACAATACATATTTATCCAACACCAGATTCTACCAACGCATCAAAAGATGTTCATTTCTTTTTTATTAAAAGAATACAAGATGTAGGCGATTACACTAATGCATCTGACGTTCCATTTAGATTTATACCTTGTATGGTATCGGGTTTAGCTTTTTACTTGGCTCAAAAATACAGACCAGAAATGATTCAATCTATGAAACTATATTATGAAGACGAATTAGCAAGAGCACTAGCGGAGGATGGGTCAGCTTCCAGTACATTTATTACACCTAAAGCTTATTATCCAGGAACATAATGTCTAAGTACGCAATAGGAAAACATTCAAAAGCTATTTCAGATAGATCAGGTATGGAGTTTCCATATAGAGAAATGGTTAAAGAATGGAACGGTTCTTTTGTACATGTTTCTGAATTTGAACCTAAACAACCACAACTTGAACCAAAATCAATTGGTGGTGATGGAGTTGCATTATTAAATGTTAGACCAGATAGAACAGAATTTCCAACAGCAGATTTTTTACCTAATGATCCTTTTTCTATAACAAACGGAACTAAAAAAATGACAGTAAGTTTTCCTGACTATTCTACAGAAGCTCAAGGAGGAGAATTAAATTATGTGAGATTTCAAGGTGTTAAAACTCCTGTTGGTGCTAGATCAATAGAACAAATAGAATTATCTTCAACACTTAATGCAAATATTTCTTCTACAGCCACTTCAATTACTTTATCTGCTGGAGATGGTTCTTTTTACTTACCATCAAATAGCTTTGTAGTAATTGAAAAAGTAAATAGTGAAACAGGTAGATATGAAAATGAAGTTGTTTCTTATGAAACTGCAACTATTCATATAGCTACAGGTATAGTGACTTTAAATAATTGCGTTCGTGGAACTGCTGCTCCTTTTAGAGGAGAAACTTTTTCTAATACTACTGCAAGTTCTCATTTAGCAGGTGCTAAAGTTTTTGGTTGTCGTCTTGCTTCTATAGATCCAGATACTGTTGTGACAGGTGCACAACCAGCTACTATACAACAATATAATAGATTTACTATTACCTTTGATTCAAATTCAACATCAACAGCAACAGGTGGCGGTTTACAGTGTACAGTTGGTCCACTAAATGATAGAAGTTAATTATGATAAATAAAATTAAAATTTTTTGGTTTAGATTAATGAAAAAACAACATTGTTGGATTCATGCTAGCTATACTGTCAGCTGTGATTTCTGCAAAAGGATAGTAGCATAATGGCAGGTATTAGTTATAGCACTTTAGTTACACAAATTAGAAACTATACAGAAGTAGATTCTAATGTTTTAACTACAGATCAATTAGAAAATATTATTTTAAATGCGCAATATAGAATTATGCGTGATATCCCTATTGATGCTGATAGAAAACAACAAACAGGAAATTTAGTTACAGGACAAGAAACAATAAATGCTCCAGCAGGATCATTATTTATTAGGGGTATACAGGTATATACTTCTACAAGTGCTACGACAGGAGCAAATACTTATTTAGAAAAAAAAGATGTTACTTATTTACAAGAATATGTTTCATCAACAGAGTCTACTAAAAGAGGTACACCAAAATATTATGCTTCATTTGGTGGGGCGACAGGAGCTTCAGACACTACGTCTGGACGTATATATTTATCTCCAACACCGGACAGCACCTACAAATTTAGAGTACATTATAATAAAATGCCAGATACTTTAGAATCTGGTAATACTACTAATTATATTAGTATGAACTTTCCAAATGGCTTATTATATGCTTGTTTGGCAGAGACCTACGGCTTCCTAAAAGGCCCTGCAGATATGTTGACACTATATGAAAATAAGTATAAACAAGAAGTACAGAAGTTTGCTAACGAGCAGGTTGGAAGAAGAAGAAGAGATGACTATACAGACGGTACGGTCAGAATCCCAGTTCAATCAGCAAACCCTTAGGAGATAAATTATGGCAATAACATCGGCAATTTGTACAAGTTTTAAAGTAGAAGTTTTAAAAGGCGTTCACAATTTTACAGCAACAAGTGGTAACACTTTTAAAATTGCTTTGTATGATAGTGACGCAACATTAGGCGCATCAACTACAGCGTTCTCAACTTCAGAAGAAATTACAAACACATCTGGAACTGCTTATACGTCAGGCGGAGCAACACTAACAAGTGTAACTCCAGTAGCTTCAAGCACAACTGCAGTTTGTGATTTTAGTGACGTAAGTTATTCATCAGCTTCTTTTACAGCTAATGGTGCATTAATTTACAATTCATCTGCATCTAACGTAGCTGTTTGTGCAATCGCTTTCGGTTCTAACAAAACAGCGACTAACGGAACTTTTACAATTCAATTTCCTACAGCAGACGCTACAAACGCAATCATAAGATTAGCATAGGGGGACCACTATGTCGGTTCAATCAGGATGGAGTCGATTCACCTGGGGTCAAGCGTATTGGAATGAAGACGCTTTACTTGCAACCGGATGGGGTGCAAAAGCTTGGAATGATGGTGAGTACGGTAATCTTGCAGACGAAACAGTTTCATTAACCGGCGTATCTATTACTTCTAACATTGGTGCAGTAGGAATTTTAGCAAATGCATTAGTTGTACCAACAGGAGTTTCATCAACAGCTTCAACAGGATCTATATCACCGGTAATACCAAAAACTGTAGAGATAGGCGGAGTTCTATTTCAATCAACTTTAGGTTCTATAACAAACATTATAAATGTAACGGTAACACCATCAGGTGTTTCATCAACTTCAGCAACTGGAGTAATAGATCCTTCAGATCAATTTGTAGGTTTGACAAGTCAGGTTATAACTTCAGCTCAAGGAACGGCAGTAGCACCAAACGAAGATGTGTCTGTAACAGGACAAGCAATAACTTCATCACAAGGAACAGCCTTAGGTATAACTTCAAATGAAGTTGATGCAGTAGGACAGGCAATAACAAGTGGACAAGGTTCTGTTGTAGTTCCAAATGATGCAGCTATTTTAACTGGATTGGGAATGGAATCTGGTTTAGGAACACTAGTAGGTTTAGGTTCTGCTGTTGCAGCACCAACAGGAATAGCATTTACAGGTTCTACAGGATCTTTAACACCTTCCGATGTCATGGGATTAACTGGATTATCTGCAACAAGTTCTGTAGGTACAATAGATCCAAAAGACCAAGTAGTAGGATTAACTGGACAAGAAGCTACAACAAGCGTAGGATCACCATTTATTATTGCTTATGAGAACATTGACACAGGCAGTAACACGTCGTATAGTAATGTTTCAACGGGTTCGAATACATCATATTCGGATGTTGCAACAGGCTCAAATACAAGCTATAACGACGTAACAGGAGAAGCAGCTTAATATGGCATCGACATATACACCCCTAGGTATTGAACTACAGGCAACTGGTGAAAATGCGGGAACGTGGGGAACAAAAACAAATACGAACTTAAGTATCGTTGAACAAATTTCAGGTGGATACACAACACAGGCCGTATCTAATTCTGGTGATACAACTTTATCTGTATCAGACGGAGCCACAGGTGCAACTCTTTCACATAGAATTATTGAATTTACAGGAGCTCTAACAGCAGGAAGAAACGTAACTATTCCTCTTGACGTACAAAACTTTTACATTCTTAAAAACGCAACTTCAGGATCTCAAACCGTAACATTTAAATATGCTACAGGTTCCGGTAGCTCTGTCGCAGTAGCAAACGGTAAAACATCTTTAGTTTATGCAAAAGCTGATGATGGTACAAATCCAAATTTAGCTTCTGTTGCATTAGCAAGTGATCTTGTTGATGACACATCACCACAATTAGGTGGTAACTTAGATACTAATTCTTTCATGATAGACTTTGATACCTCTCACGGTATTAGAGATGAAAACGGAAACGAACAATTATTTTTTAGTACAACATCTTCAGCGGTAAATTACTTAGATGTTACAAATGCTGCAACAGGCGGTGATCCAAAATTAGCTGCAAACGGTAGTGATTCAAATGTAGACTTAGCTTTAGCACCAAAAGGAACTGGTGAAGTTGTAGTTGGTACAGGATCAGCTGCATCAACAATTACATCAAGCGGTGCATACGATTTAGTTTTAGATACAAATTCAGGAACAAACTCTGGTAATATTACAATTACAGACGGTGCAAACGGGGCTATTACAGCAACACCAAACGGAACAGGTACAGTTGTTGTAGGTGGTAATACAAACCCTGGAACACTTGTTTTAAATTGTGAGTCCAACTCCCACGGTATTAAACTTCAAAGTCCGGCCCACTCAAGTTCACAATCTTACACATTAAAATTTCCTACAGGTAACGTAACAGCAGATAGATTTTTAAAAGTTGCATCAGTTACTGGTTCGGGAACAACGGGTGTTGGTCAATTATCTTTTGCTGAAGTATCAGGTGGTACATCATACCAAGCTGTTAAAACTTCAGGCTTTACTGCAGCAGCAGGAGAAGGATATTTTTGTAATACAACATCAGCGGCTTTCACAGGAACATTACCAGCAGGAACGTTAGGTGATGAAATTACATTTATTGATTATGCTGGAACATTTGATACAAACAATTTAACGATTGCACCAAATGGCTCAGAGAAGATAATGGGAACTGCAGCAAGCTTAACTGTAAGCATAGAAAGAGCTGGTTTAACTCTAGTATATACTGATGGTACACAAGGTTGGCTGCTAAAGGATAAATAATCCAATGGCTGATTTAAAAACATTTAGTGGTTTTCCAGTACAAAACCTATCATCAGATTCTACATCGGTAGGACAAATTTATTACAATTCAACATCAGGACAATTTAAAGCTGTTAAAGAGGGCGGAGCGCCTATTGGAACTTGGGCAAGTAGCGGAGCAATGCCTACAGGTATAGGACACGCAGGAACAGGAGGAACATCTACTGCAGCTTTTGTTGCAGCAGGATATGGTCCCGGTTCACCAGCTTATAAAAATAAAACATATGTTTACAATGGATCTTCTTGGAGTGATGGAAATGATGTTAATCAAGTAAGAGGATATCTTACAGGAGCAGGAACACTAACAGCTGGTGTTATATTTGGTGGTTCAATTCCTCCAATTACTAATGATACGGAAGAATTTGATGGAACAAACTGGACAGAAACAGGAAATATGAATACAGCTAGACAAGAGTTAGGTGGTCTTGGAACACAGACAGCTGCATTAGCTTTTGCTGGAACACCTTTGGGCGCTAATAAATTAAAAACAGAATCTTACAATGGTTCAACTTGGACAGCTTTAAATGATATGAATAGAGGTGGTGGAGCAGTTACAGGTTGGGGAACTACAGGCGGAGCGATTGGAGCAATAGGAACAGGAGTTTCTCCATATGCTGGAACAGAATCTTGGGACGGCACTTCTTGGACAAATAGTGCTGACTTAAATCACGCTAATTTTTATAGAAACTCTGCAGGAACAACTCAAACAAGTGGTTTAATTTGGGGTGGGTATGAACCTCCCTCACCTGCTGGAACAGCAAACACAGAATCTTGGAATGGAACTGCTTTTACAGAAGTAGCTGATTTAGCGGTAAAAAGATATGGTAACACTGACATAGGAACAGGTGCTACATCTGCAGTTTGCGCAGGAGGTCTTAACGGACCTGCTTATGTAACAAACACAGAAGAATGGAATGCAGCAGAGTTTGAAGTTAAGACTTTAACAACAAGTTAAAATGAGTTATAAACAAGAAAAAGGAGGAAGCAACTATGGCATATAAATATTGTACAGCGACTAACTGGGGAAAAAACTTTTTCACTCACGAAGAGAGAAGACAGTTTCACCTAGCAGGTCATCCTGGAGATGTTTGGGTTGTAGGCGATAATCTTTACGGTGATCAATGGATTGGTAAAGTTTCAGGTGCTATCAAAAGCAAATCTGAAGCTCAAGCTATTGTAACTGGAGAGATTGAAGCAG